CGGTGTGCTTTCCAAGAGCTCTGAGATGGACAAGATTCTGCAGGTGCTTGAGACCAACATCAACGGCGTAGCAACCAAGGTGAAGGGACTCGACTCCATGCCGATCATCCCCGTGCCCAGCGCACGCATGCGGACCGCTTACACCTTCAACGATGGAAGCGCCACCTACGGATTCGCCGCCGCTACGACTGCCGGTAAGATCAACTGGATCATCGCTCCCCGCGGAGCTCTCAAGGGCGTCGTGAAGGGTGACGAGGTTAAGGTCATCGAACCTGCCGTCAACCAGACCTTTAGCGGTTGGTCCATCATGTTCCGCTTGTACCACACCCTCATCGTTCTCAGCGCAAAGATTCCCAGCATGCGGATTTCCTTCCAGCCGGGCACCAGCGCACTGAGCGTTACCGTGGCAAAGCCGACCACCTTGGGTGCTACCAAGGCAACCGCGACCGCAGGAACCGGAAACAAGCTGGGCTACAAACTGTCCGCAGCATCCATCGGCGGGACCGCCCTCAAGGATGTGCACATTTCCACCCTTGCTCTGGATGATGACGACTACACCAGCGCAGCCGACATCGCAGGCGCTGCAGCTGACCAGTACTTGACCGTTGTCCAGTACAACGCGACCAGTGGCCTTGTAGTAGCTTCCTACGAGAAGAAGCTCGCGGTTGCTGATATCGGTACCGGGTCCTGATGTTCCTGTTAAGCAAATCTCCCTACGACCATGTTGCTAGGGAGACGCTTGAGGAAGCGCAGGCGGCGATCGACGAGGGCTACACCTTGGAAGGTGAATGCGATGAATCCTACAAGGTGACAAAACCCCTCAAGGAATTGCCGAAGGAACCGAAGCAAGAAGCCAAGGCAGAACCCAAGCAGAAGGCGAAAGCGAGGAAGTAAATGGCATACATCGACAAGGCTTTCTACGACAGCATGAGCAGTACGGCGATCACCACCGAGGAATTCGCATCCATGGCCGAGCGTGCGTCAGACATCATTGATGCGATCACGTTTCGGGCTGTTGAGCGGTTCGGATTGGTAGAAGGCGATTCTGCGTATACGCGGGTCAAAAAAGCTGTCGTGTACCAGATGGAGTTCATCCAGCGCACATTCGGAAGTCTGGACGCCTGGGAGAACGATGCCGAATCCTCGGAGGGGAGCGAGACCATCGGGAACTACAGCTACAGCAGGAGCTCTGCGGGAAAGCAGAGGGCGAACGGGCTTGCGGTATCACCGCACCTGTTCGGTGTGCTGAACCCTGTGATCGCTCTCGGTAGGAGGGTCGGCTGATGCTGTCACCCGCCACGTTGTGCGAAACCTACACGCTCTTCGGGCAAGTCTCGTACGATCCGGACGATCCTTTCGGTGAGGATGCAGGTTCATCTGAAGCTGTGGTGCTCACAAAGGTGAGACTAAGCGAAAGCTCCGGAGATAGGACCGTGGATGCGCGTGGAGAGGCTTCGGCGGCTTCGGCGATACTGTACCTATTTCACGGCATAAGCCGTGCTGGCGACTCTCTCACGCTTCCCACGATCAAGGCAGGGGATACGCTGGCATCTGGGGTACACAGTAGCGTACCGACAGACACGCGGCTCTGGACGGTAAAGGGTGTGAAGCCCTTGAAAGCCAAGTCCAGACTGCATCACATGGAGGTAAGTCTTGTCTGAGCCATTCAACATCGACTTCCATGTGGAGATTAATGAAGCGTACTTACTGGGCAAGTATGGGGACCGCATCGAGCGGGCGCAAGCGTTTCTGGACTCGGAGGTACTTCGGCAATCGAATCCGTTCGTACCATTCGTGCAAGGGACCTTGGCCAACACCGCGGTCATTGAGAAGCCGGGGGAGATCGTATACGTACAACCGTATGCGAGGGCCATGTATTACGGTGATAACTTCAACTTCACCAAGAGTTTTCATCCGGATGCAGGTCCAAGGTGGACCGACCGGGCGAAGGCGATACATCTCCCTGACTGGAAGCGGGGTGTGGAAGACATCCTGCGGGGAGGTAACCGATGAGTGATCCGCTGGTAAAAGACCTTGTTCTGTTGTTGATAGCCAACCGGACGGCTTTGGGCATTCCAACTACCGTGCGCATGGACCGTCTCATGGAAGACGGGGATTCGATATCCGTAGCCATGCGGGGGATGCCGAAGACGCTCAAGGAGTACATCAACGGGAGCAAGGTGTGTCAGGCATCGTTCGATGTGCTGGCGGTGACCTCGGAGGTTGCGAACGACAGTCAGAACCTTGAGGCGGTTTCGTGGCTCGATGCCATCGGAGCGCTGTTCGAGGGGATGCGAAAGTTCACACTCTCGGCAAACAGGACGGTCGTGAAGGCCACGCAGGTGACCATGCCCACGATCGTATCGCGAACTGAATCAGGGCGCGTGAGTTACGTCCTGAATATCTCGATCGAATACAGAGAGGAGGCTTGACAATGGCCCAACTTACGAACACAGACAAATGGATGTTTATCAACAAGACACCCAGCGATACCGCGTCGTATGCACGTGTCGGTGAAGGTGTGACCGGGATCACTCCCGCGAACAACCCGATCACCGATACCAAGCACTACGTGAACCACCAGAACCCCACCACTAAGGTCCTTGGCACTGCGAAGCAGTTTGCACTCGCCATGGAACGCTACGTGGGTGATGATGCGAACGACTTCATCGCCGGGCTTGCCGAGAAGATCGGTACTGACCTTGTGACCGACATCGTGATCGTGGACCACTACAGCACCGAGCTTGAGACCGCGAAACCGGCCCGCAAGTACAGCGTGACGGTGATCGTGAACAACGAAGGCTCGATCGTTGGTGGTGGAGCTGCAGACATGGACGTGGCGATCCACGTGAACGGAGATCCTGTCGAAGGAACGTTCGACGAGACGACCAGCGCGTTTACCGAGGCTGAGTAATCGGCACTCACAACTTACAGCCGGGGGTAACACCCCGGCTTGATCCATAAGGGGATACCATGGCAAAGATCATCATTCCACAGAAAAAGACCGCCACATTGGAGATTGTATACAACGGAGAAAGTATAAACATTCAATTCCCGGTAGACTCGATGGCGGGCTATCGCCAGACCACCGAAGTCATCAAAGGCTACAGACAGCTTTCAAACAAGCAGAAGATCCTCACCGACGAGAAACTCACAGAAGACGAATCTACGGAGATCCTCGATAAGTCGGTTGGTCTCATGGAGGATTTTCGTGAAGCTGTTCGCGTAGCGATCGGCGAAGAATCCTACAACAAATATCTGCGCAGCATTGCAAACGAATTCCCATTTACCGCATGGGTAGCGATCCTGAGCGAGATCATCGCGAAGTACACTGAGTATTTCGGAGAGGTTACCAGCACCAAAGGGGAACTATAGAGATGGAGCGGCAGTGGTGCCTACTTACAGACGCACTACCTCAGAAGCTGTCGGTCGGAGGGCAAGACTTTCCCATCGACACACGAACCTCAACCGCTCTGAACTGCATCCGCAAGATGCGCGAGGATATCCCTGAGGAGTTGAAGTTTGGCTACCTGACATTGCGCCTTGGGCTTCCATCTACGGCAGAAGCGGTAGTGGTCGCGCTCGACTATCTGGCCGGACCGCCTTCCGATGACGAGAAGCCCTCGAAGGCTGTGGCTCCGTCGTTCGACTACTTCCAGGACGCGAAGCTCATAGGAGCTGCATTCCAGCAGGCGTACGGGCTCGGGCTCGATGAGATCACCTCGATGCACTGGTGGCGGTTCTTGAGCCTTGTAGAAGGTCTCCCCGCGAATACCCGGTTCATGGAGGTAATCGGCATTCGTACCATGGAGATCAAATCGAAGGACAGCGCCGAAGAAAAGGCCCGCAAGCGACGGATGAAGAAGGCTGTCGCACTGAAGGACACCCGTACCGAGGAAGAGAAGAAGCGGGATGTCCAGAACGGTTTCAACAACCTCGGACTGTGAGGATATAATGGCTGATGGACAGGTAGTAATAAACACCAAGCTCGATGACAAAGGTCTGAAACAAGGAATAACCGGGCTACAGAACACCTCGATAAGTGCCTTAAAGAAAGTCAAGGGTGTGCTTGCTACCGTCGGTATCGGCGTTGGAGTAGTGGCCGCGGTCAAGGGCATCAACAACATGATCAAGAGCACTGCCCAGCTCACCGACCGCATCGACAAGCAGAGCCAGAAGATCGGACTTAGCAGAAAGGCCTATCAAGAATGGGACTTTGTGTTCAGTCAGTTTGGGACTTCTGTTGACGGGCTTCAAGTAGGCATCAAAACACTATCCACAGCAATGGATGAAGCCAACGACGGGACAAAGGAATACACCGAACTCTTTGGTCGTCTTAAGGTAAATATCCACGACACCAACGGGGAGTTGAAGGATCAGGAAACCATCTTCAATGAGGTGTTCGCAGCCCTCGCCGGAATGGAGAATCAGACAGAGCGTAGTGCGATTGCTTCTCGTCTGCTTGGACGAAGCGCAACCGAGCTCGCACCGGCTCTCAATGGTGGGGCTGATGCGATCGAGGAGTTGAGAAACAAGGCATATGACCTTGGGTTGGTGCTTGACGATACTACGGTAGATATCGGGGTGAAGCTGACCGACACGCTCGACCAGATGAAGCGGGCCATGCAGACTGCCAGTGCGCGAGCTATCGAGCCGTTTATGGGAGTGGTGAACGACCTTGCTGGGTCATTCACTGAGAATGCAATACCCGCCATCGAGAAATTCCTCACGAAAGCGTTCAAGGTAGGGCTTTCGATTCCACCGATATTCTCCTTCATGAAGTCCGTTGTCACCACCGTACTCAAGGAGATTGGCGAAGCGCTCGACGAGCCATGGGAAAAGTTCAAAGGTTTTGTGAACGACATTGTCAACATGCCAATTGTTCATGAAACCATTGAGTTTGCGCTCGCACTTGCTGGTGATTTGTATGCAGGGCTGAAGAAGGGAGTACAGTCCGGGGACTGGTCTGACTTCTGGAAAGCATCTGTTGGCGCTGCGCAATTCACAATCGGAATCGTCGCAACTATATCGCTTGCGAAGCTGGCCGCAGCCGGACTGTGGGCGACAATTCAGTCATCGCTTGCCGGAGCCGGATTCTCCACCACTGGATTGGCTGGCGGTGCAATCGCCATGCTTTCGGTCGGGCTTGCAGTCTATGAGGCGATGGACAGCGGCGACTATTCAGACCTCGCCAGCAATATGATCGCTGCCATCATAGCAGGGTTCGCGGTTGGTGGGCTCACAGGCAACATGCAAGCCGGGGTGCTCACGTTCACTGCAGTTTTGAATCTCAAGATAGGAGAAATTATCGCTGGCGGGATCACTGATATTCTCAAGCCCTACCAAGGGAACGACCAAGAGTTACTTCAGATACAGGATATCATCGCCGCTACCGAGGGTTTGCTTACATCGTATGGTGCGACATCCGCAGCCAAAAAGAAGCTCGTTGAGATATGGGGTATTGATACAGGGCGGCAAATCATAGCTGGACTTGGTGTTGGACTGGGTGACATTGATTCTATGGGAGAGAGCACTGCTCGTACCCTACTACAAGCGGTCCGTGACCAGTTGGGTATCCAGTCACCCTCCAAGGAATTTAAGCGTATTGGTAATGAGCTCGTCAATGGCCTAGAAAGCGGACTTGAAGGTATGTCGGATGCTGGCAAAGAGAATGCACAAGAATTCCTCGATGCCACACAGGATATACTTGGGGTCCACTCAGAAAGCGATGTTACCCACTGGATCGGAAACGAGTTGGTCAATGGACTTATCAATGGCATGTTGGAGCTTTTCCCTGAACTTGAGGACGAAGCAAAAAAGATGCGTGACGCACTCGAGAAGATCTGGGCCGATGGTGAGTACAAGCCTCCTGTCCCGGAAACTGGAAGCTCTGGTAGTGGCGGTGGAGGTACTACTCCCGGACCCCAGCAAGGCGCTGTCGGCATCGCTTGGGATGGAATCAAAGAAGGATGGTCAAATGCTAAAAAGTCTATGACCGAAGAGCTTGACGACTGGGCTGGATGGGCTGAATCAAAGTTTATGGAGATCGGACCAGCATTTGGCAATGCCATGAGCGCAGGCATGCAGTCGCTCGGTCAATCGCTAGCCGACAAACAAGCCACCATCGAAGAACTTGGGAAAAGTATTTCAGACATTGAGGACACCTTGTCCGATGCGTATGACGACCTTCAGGATGCACAGGACGAATATGCCGATGCGGTGCTCTCTGGAGATTCTGACGCTATCAAGGCAGCGAAAAAGCGTGTCGACCAGCAGCAAAAGCTCATTGATGGTCACGAGGAAACACTCAAAGCACTAAAGGACGAGAAGAAATCTGTGGAGGACGGCTCCAAGGCATGGGGAGATTTCGCGAAGGTAATGCTCGGCGCGCTTGCCAACGAGTTATATGGCCTCGGTGCGTCCTTGGCTGCTCGTGCAGCGCTTGCCGCAGTAACTTTCAACTGGGCTGGGGCTGCTCTGGCAGCTGCCGGGTCGGTGGCCGCATTCGGAGCCGCAATCGCAGTTGACGCTTGGGCAGGGTCTTTTGCCGAAGGCGGCATCGTCCCCGGCACATCCTATTCAGGTGACAAGATGGTGGCCAATGTGAACAGCGGGGAGCTGATTCTGAACGCCGCACAGCAAGACCGCATCGCTTCCCAGCTTGCCATGTACTCCCACCTTACCGACCTGCTCTCATCGTTGCAGTTCTCCTCAAATGGGGGAATCAATATCGATCTGAGAGGCTCCACGTTCAACGACATGAGCGAAGAGGCTGTCGGCAAAGCAATCTACCATAACGTTCGAAGCCTTCAGGCTGAAGGAGTGCTGCCGAGATGGTAACCTACACGATCTATATGAAAGAGCTTTCGGCAAGCACGGGGTGGCAGGATGTTACCCATGCGGTCGTCATGGACAAGGGCATCCCGATCAGAAAGGGTTTCGGTTCGCTATCCGATGCGATCGACATGGGTTCGATCACGATCACGGTGCGCATGGAATCGCTTCAGCAAGCGGCACTGCTCCACGTAAACCAGAAGCAGGTGCTGGTCCAGAAGAACGGCGTGACCATCTTCGAAGGGTTGTCATACGACGATGCCAACGTAGATTTGAACATGAACACTAACTACGTCTATGCCAAGCTTAAGTTCAAGCCATACTCCTCGGCGTTCGACAAGGCGAAGGTTCCCGAGGACACCGTGCTCACCGACGTGAAGGTATGCGACCCAGCTGACGAGGCCAACTCGCTGGTGCACATCCTCTTTGGCATGATCGTGGGGAACCTGCCGGGAGACCTACCGGACATATTGTCCGGGTCCTTCTCTATCTCGACTGCCGTATCCAACACGAAGGTGCTGGAACTAGTCATATTGGAGAAGGGCGAAAACCTTGAGGAATACCTCATAGGATTGCTATATCAGAACGGGTATGCCTACTACATGGATCTGTTCTCGATAGTAGTCATAGAACCATACCAGGACGGGCGCACAGTCACATCCTACATCCCCATCACCGACATCCTCGCCAAGCCGAGCATTTCCCAAGCTCCGTACATCGTGGACAAGAAGTGCGTGGTGCGCTTCCCGAAGGTCGAGCAGTACACCGACGAGACGGTCTACGAGCTGAACGCCGATCGCTACGACGACAGCGGAGAGCCGACGCAGGTCGACACCATCGAGCCGGGCGCGTTCTACCCGCTTGACAGCGACGGCGAGCCGATCACCATGGAGGCCGACTACGAGAGCGAGCGCGAGACGGACGACATCGAGCTGGTGCACACCGTTGGCCGGACGCTTTCGTATGTAGTCAAGCACTTGGTGGACCCGGAAGATCCTGACCAGGGAACCCTCCCCGCCTCCGTTGTCGTCGACGAGAAGGAGCTGGGCGTCCTTAGCGCCACGTTCAAGCTGTTCAACAACAATTCGTACCAGGTATCCTTGAGAAACGTCGTGGTGAAGGCCACGAACGCCTACTACCGCAACTGGACCAGCAAGTATGAGGATACCGAAATCACCTCTGGCGATACCGAAGAGATCGACGGGCTGTACATGCCCGATGCCGATACCGCCAAGGCTTTCGTGAAGCGCTACCGAGCAGAGACCAAGGCACAGCGGACACAGGTCACCTTTCAGACCCATATGGTGTTGGCCCCCAACTCGCTGATCGAGATCGCCGGTCTTCCATACCAGCTGCTTGTCCGGTACCGCACCGAGGCGAACGATGGTACAGGGTATTTCGAGTACAACTGCGTGGCCTTCCTGGTATCCGACATCACGGTCGGCGGGAAGGTCCGAGTGTTCCCTAGGCGCTCACCACGCGACGGTGGCACCCCCATACCAGTGAGCATGTACGCGCTGGGCGACCTGTCAGGTCCTTTCATCGATACTACCCGCGTGGCCGACGACACCGACGTCTTGGCCGACGACTACGGGGCTGTGGGAGTGGACTCCACATGGTCGCCGACGATCCCTGCCCCGGCAGAAGGCCAGTATATCTGGACGATCACCGGATACTACATCCCGCCAGCGACGTGGCCGTCCACATGGACCGAACCGATCCGCTGGACAGGTGAGAAGGGCGACGATGGCGAACCAGCACGCGACATCGTGTTGCGCAAGCTTCCGGACAACATCATCGTATCTGCACGCGGGACACTGCGCACCGAGCAGGTGGTCTTTACTGTCGAGTTGCAGAACCTTCCGCTAGGGACGCTTGTGTGGTCCAGGAGCGACGGAGGGGCCTTGGAGGAGTACGAGATATCCGAGGGCGTGTACGACCCGTATTCGCGTGTCCTGGACGCCTCCACGGTCGAGCTGGACAGTGTGGCGGTCACCGTGTCGATGGACTACGGAGAGGTAACCTACACACGCACCGCATCGGTCATGAAAATCAGCGAGGGCCAACCGATTCCACAGCCATTGGGAGCATTGGATTCGGTTCCCGTGATGACTCCTGACGGAGATCCTTTGGTATACGGAGACCACTTCACCTGGGACGCCGCAGATAGTGGCATTTTCGTGTGGGGGCACTCGTATGTCTACAAGGGGCTCGACGGTCTAGGAAGTGCCATATGGGAGGAGACCGAGAATTTCGTGCACCTCTCAGGCCTAGCGAAAGAGAATATCGAGATGAGCAAGCGTGAGGGTGTGATAACGCACTCCCGCGTTGTATTCAGTGAGTACATCTACGCAACCAAGATAGAAGTGTTGGATGAGCTGGTAGCTGATTACGAAGAAAACACTGACGGTATCCCTACCAAGGGTTCGCGCATCGGGGCAGACGGAAAGATCAAAACGATCAACTTCGAAGGCTGGAACTCTATCCTGCATGGGCTCATCAAGAGCGATGCACTGGACACACAAGAAGAAGACACCAATACCACTCCTGTACCTGCGACATCGGCGTCTACGAACCTGTGGAACGAGAAGGAGTTGTACGACCTGTTCCCTGTCGTCTCCAGCCAGTATCTGCAATCGGCAGTTTTTGACTGGGACGGCAACTCATACACCAAAGCTACGAAAGTAAGTGGGAAGAAAATCATATACGATCGCATCACTGGTCCGACCATGCATATGTGGGGAACTGGAAGTACGACACAGGTTGGAAGCAACTACACTATCCCGGTAGGATTACCATCGAATACCTTTGAAGTGGAAGTGGACTGGGGATGGGAGACGTTTGTTATTCTTATCAACACTTACCTCGAAGTGTGGCGTGGAGGTGTGAAAATAGCCACTTTTAACCGGTCCTCTAACACGCAACCCAGGGTCGTTATATATAACTTGCAATCGAATGACATTATAAAGTGTTTTGTGAGTTGGGGCATAGGATACGTCGAGTTGGTACGGAGACACATCGAAGTACGCACCCGAAGCACCTTCTCTGGTCTTGTCGGCCTCCGATCTGACAACTACATCTACACGATCCCGATCTCGCAAGACGTGGCCAAATGGCACTCCTACAGCTGGTCTGGTGCCGGGGTCAGTACCGACACCATCCTGCAGAAAGCCAGCGGGACGCCCATAGTCGAGGCTTGCGAGGATATCGGGTATGACTACGTGCAGTGTTTCGGAACGATAACCTACGACGGTGTGGACTACGTTGTGGACCGCATGCGCAGGTCTGGCGGTTCGCTCTACTTCTACAGCGGCACGAAGCTCATACAGATAGACGCTTTCAGTGATGGGACGACAATCGGAGTATATCCTCCAGGACTTGCCATATCTATCATCACTCTCTACAGCCAGCTTGCCGCCGCCTTGGTGCGTTATCTCATCCCGAAGGCACACGGAACATACGACCTTGGACAAAGCGGTGTCGTGACTCCGGCAGGCTTGGTAGACAGATATTTCCGCAACTTGTACCTAACTGGCATCGGCTACATGGACAAGATAAACACAGGGCATGGAGATACTGAGGTCTACCCTATGGACCAGGCATTGCGAACCATTGACAGCCCGGTGTTTGCTGGCATAAATTCTGGGAAATGGATGCATCAAGCAGGTTCCTACCATATCGCCACAGGGAATAAGCAATCCGCCTCTAGCTCAAACTCAAAGATGATAGAGATCAAGGTCCATCATACCGGCACCATCACCACAGTCTTGAGGATGGTCTCCCGTCCTGTAGATGATCATAGCGGCTCCGGTAGTGCAAGGATCTATGTGAATGGCGTTGCCGTGGGTACTGCCCGTCCGATATCTAATAGTAGCAGTATTTCGACCACTGCGACATACGCCGAGGATATCACGATTCAAGATGGTGATGTCGTGCAGGTATACGGATACCACTCAGAGGCCACGGGCCTTTCCGTGACTCTTTGGCTGATGTCTTCGAGCGAGGGGGTGCTTAATGGCTACGGATTCAGCTATTGATAGATTTTGGAAGTGGGGGACCACAGCTTTTATCGGTTGCCAAATCGACGGAGCTGTGGAGATTACCGAAGAAGAGTATGCCTTCCTGAAGCGGGAGGAATCGGTTTCGGCGATACGCGATATCAGAGACCAGAAGATCGAGGCGGTCGAATGGCGCGTAAGACGGCATCAGGACGAGGTCGCCCTTGGACTTACACCAACAGAAAACATCACGCCGGTACTACTGTACATGCAGGCTTTGCGGGGAGTGCCACAACAACAAGGATTTCCGGACCAGATAGAGTGGCCGGTTTTGCAGGAGGGCTAAGTGGGAGCACAACAACAGACACAGCGAGGTATGCTTGAAACCTTGCTTGCAAAGGTTTTTGAGATCAGCGAGGAGCAGACGCGCTTGGGTGGGGAGATCAAGGCGATCGACAAGACCCTGCACAACGGGATGAGCCACCGCATCGATGAGACGCACAGGACGGTCATGCAGGTCAAGCAAGACCTTGAGACATATAAGAAGAGCGGACACTTGGCTGAGTGTCCTTATGTGAAGGATGAGGCTGCCAAGAGGGATCGTGCCCGCAAGGGATTCCTTTCCGGATGGAAGGGTACTGTCGCTTTCGTGAGTCTTGGTACGGGAATCGGCGTACTCATCAGCACATGGTCGAATATTGTAGGAGGAGTATAATGGCAGACACACCCATTAATAAACATGACCCGGTAGAGATATTTACCTGGGCATTGAATGTGCTGGTACAGGCGCAGAGTGGACCGGGCTCCGGAGTGGGCGGGGAGGTAAACGAACATTTGCATTTGGATCTCGGCAGGCTCAAAGATGTGCTGGTCCAGCTGGACAACGTTGAGAACAGCCTGACCTATACCCTCCCGGGCAAGGTGCTCGACGCACGGCAAGGGAAGGTCTTGGCCGACCAGATTGCGGCCATCATTGACCAGAAGGCGGCGGCGAACGGCATCGCCACCCTCGGAGCGGACGGTAAGATTCCATCGGCACAGATTCCTTCCATCGCACTCGTGGACGTGTTCCCCGTCGCCGATGAAGCAGCCATGTTAGCCAGTGGTGCAGAGCAGGGCGACATGGCAATCCGAAGCGACACCTCACAAGTATTCATCCTCTCGGCCTCGCCAGCGACCACTATAGAGAACTGGATTGAGCTGAGTGCCTTGAAATCCTTGGTGGATGCGGCTATTGCCGACCTTGCCGGAGCAGGCAGGACGACCGAGACAGTCAAGGGCAATGCTGATGATATTGCCACCCTCAATGCTGACGACACCACCGAAGGCTCGGTTGCAAAGACAGTCAAGGATGCTGTTGACCCTGTCAAGGGCACCGGCTGGACGGACGAGAATCTGGTTGACCATGAAAGCAGGATTGTTGTCTTAGAAGAGACAAACCCACTCGAATCATGGGGTGATGTACAAACAGCATTGCGTGCAGGGCAAATTGAAAGGTATCTAGCTGTCGGAGACCAGCTCATGGCAAATTGGAACGGTACACCAAGGATATGGGATATTATCAGCATCGACCACGATATTCCTACCGACACGAGGTTCACTCACAGCCTAACTATCCAAGCACATGAGATACTCACAACAGGAAGAATCTCCGGCCCGGAGGCGATGTACAACGCTGTCACAGAATTGCCAGCCGGAACGTACATTTTCACTACGAATGGGGTGCAATACACGTTTACCAGTACACAAGCTGTTCCTGCCGGTGGAGTCATTTATATCAAGACAAGGAACGAATACGCACCATTGACTCTTACAATTTATGGTGCGAACAGAACTTCCATTATTGAAGATGATATTGCAGTAACGACAACTACAGGAACAGACAATCTCACTCCTATCAATGACCATGTTCGCATGAGGTATGGTTCTAACTTGTATGAGATTTCTGCTATCAGGCAATGGCTAAATTCCGAGGATGCTGCATTCGTATGGCAACCGCTTGGATTGTACGATATGCCGTCGTCCTATGAGACGGAAGGCTTCATATATCTTCTTGACGAAGATTTACAAGCCGTCATTGGTGCTGTCGATAAACAAGTAGCGCAAGCAACGTATGACGGTGGCGGTCAAGACACTTTCAGTGACAAGGTATTCCTGTTATCGAGAAAAGAGATTTTTGGTGATGATGAAGGCGTTGTTACCGGTGAGGTTGTGTATCCGTTCTGGGATGGTTCGTCGAATGCAGACCGTATTAAAGGTTCGCCTA